GGCTTAATTGGATGGACGGGATCTTCATCTGTAAAATTCATCATTGGTGTTTCAAACTTTGATTGAATGACCCATTTTTTAGCTGCTGTTTCGTTTTTGTCTTCGATCAAATTTCCGAATTTATCAGTTGTTTGCTTCGTTATTCTCTCAATGCCAAAAGGATTAACGCTCGCGCTTAACTGCATTGAATTGTGATTAATATTGCTGCCGCCGTATGGTGGGCCCGGGTCATCGCTACCCGTGGCGCACGCAGGGACACATGCATATTTTATAAGAGTGCTGGGGTCTCTTTCGGGGCCGGGGTCTACTCTCCAATATACTCCGCTTGTCTCCGTCATTATGCGCTCCAGGCTATAAGACTCGCCGGGAATTGGGGCAAAAACAAGATCTAGCCATGCTTGACCATTCGTATATGGCGGCGTGTATGCTCCATTGAAGCCCGTAAATGAATCGAAGATGCCCTGGTCACTTCCTCCAGTCACGTATGATGCAGTCGGGGCGCCGGTCCAATACGCAGGGCCTGGGCGTCCTGCAACGGGAGGCCCGAACGCAGTAGGCCGACTATAGGGCATGAATAGTGGTTTGAAATCTTGATTGCCTAGTGGGTCTTGCGGGACCGGCACCTCTACAAATGGTATCTGACGGCCAGAAAAAGATGTAGTAGCCGAGCCACTCCATGCATTAAATCCCCAGGCTCCAAACATGGTGTTCGCAAATGTTTGACTTGCAGGCTTGGGTTGGGAAAAATAAGTTCTAGGGCCGGTTGTGGAGCGCTGCATGATCACTCTTGCTCCAAATATATCGCCTTCTTCAAATTTTAAATCATCAGTAATCGGGCCAGATTTAAGTGTCGTGAACTCTTGATTGGCCAAAAAGAAATTAGGCACTTCTCCAAGGAAGTTTGACGCCATGAGCGTGTAAATTGAATCTGCTTCGCCATCCCAAGAAGCGGTAGCGACAATACTGCAAGATGGATGCGGCTCATTGTCAACAAATTGAACTCCCTTAATGTATTTATCTGGTTCGATTATTGCTTCAAAAGGCAGTGTTTTATCAAACCAACGTCCGCCACTATATCCTTCTACGTCTGGCACTGCTGTGTTTCCATTTCTAAAAGTTAATGCCCAATTGTCCGTAGTTTGTCCAGAGCCAGTCCACGCTAACCGATTAAACTTGCTCCAATCCAACAAAACTGGATATTCAACCCCCACGCATCCTTTAATAGAATTGTGTAATATTCCCGGTGAAAATAACGGTTGCATTAACGGCCTTAATAACGAACCAGATGTTTGAAAAAGTTCTTCTCCTATACGCACGCCGGTGCCGGCATCGCCGCGGAGGCCACTCCCAAATGATCTAGAAAACTGACTAGCCATATCAACAGTTCGTTGTGCCGGGTAAAATCCCTTATAAGGATTAAACCTAATAGCCGCGCTCATCACCAGTCTTATTTCCTTTGGTGGTAGGCCGGTTTCTTCCGGAATGTATCTGAAATCTTTCATAAATTCCGAATTAGAATAATCTTTATAAAAAGTGCTTTCGGAGCTACTAAGTTTGGTGCCTGGTATTTCAAATGTGCCTGACAAATTACTATTTATAATCCCGTAATTGATATAGTCTTCGATGTGTTCGCTTATTCTAAATTCTGGCACAATCGAATAATCTTTCGCTACCAACTTGAGTTCATATTTAAAGTCATCGTAATCATTCCACCATGGCTGAGATGCTTCGGACACAAAAGAAGCGGTGCCCTCAATATTAACAACCCTTCCGGCTTGCGTATCCGCTTGCCACAAGGCCTCGCCGGCATAAGGTTCGGGGACAAGCGTCATAGACGCTGAATTGAAATCTCCCTTTCGCCATTGTTCCTTGTCGGGGGCGCCCTTTCTAAAGGCATTTTTCCACGGGCTAAATGACTTGGGTGTTGTAAGCATGTGTTTACGTGCATACAAAGCTCCGGGCTTCAATGCCTCGGACGCATTCGTATTGTATGCCACAGAATATAGCGTGTCGGTATAAAAGAAATAGTTGTTTTGAAGCTCGCCTGCTGCACCCGATGTTATAAGGCCAACATCTTTTGCAACGCCATCATTGAAGCTGGGGCTCGGTAAAGTAGCACGCGTTCTAGTTAAAAAGTTCTCTTGGGGATCCAGATGCCAAGAGCTTTGTGACACAGGCACATCAAACGAATTATTAAAGGTTGCTCCCAACGTGTTCCGGTTCTTGGTGGTGCCGGCCTCTGAAGCAGTCACGGTGGTTCCACGAGAGTCTCTCCAAAACTTATTGTCATAGCCAGTCTTATTGATGGTAGTCTCATAAAACTCATTATAATCAGAAGGATAAACACACTCAGTGTTAACAATCCAGTTTATCATGTATTCAGATTCTTTCGCGACATGCAATACTTTATCATAAGGAGTTGTAATACTATTAAACGGCATCTGAAGGACATTATCAAGATTAGTGTCGCCTGTTCCAATCTTTTTGTTATTATCTGTTACCTTGAGAGTAAATGCATTATTAGTTATATTAGAACGCGGCTCTTCCGATGAAGTTGGTGCAGTTATGTTCAACAACTTCGGGCGCCCCTTTGTACTTACCGGGGTTAACCTATATGATGTGAGATCGGGCTTTGCCGGCACTTTTGTTAGTGAAATGATAGCGCCAGATAATTCTTTAATATTAACTGGATTATTGCCCTGACGTACTTTCCTCCAATTCCAACCAAAGGTGTTTCCTCTTCTAGTCATCAGAAGATTGAAATAGTTTGCAGCAGAGCCTGTAATCAAATCAGAATCAGATGCCGGCAGTGCATCAAGAAATCTAGCGTTAAAATAACTTGTATTGTTAGATTCCGAAGGAAATCCTACAATATTGTTAGCCGATGCTGTAACTGCGTCCAATGTAAATATATTTAACCGAGTGGTAGGTTGGTAAATCCCGGTAGCTGTTTCTATATTGGTGCCGCTCACAAAATCATTATTAAAATATGAAACATACCCAGCAGATGTTGAATGATAGCCTAATAGCCATTTCGGCGTTCCCACTGCGGTGGGCTGATACCGATTGTATTTCATTGCATTGGCGGCGATCAAAGAGGCACTTATCCAAGAATATTGTCTAACTGATCTCGGAATGGCATGAGTTACAAAGGCATTATCATATTGTGAAGCACTAGCATAACCAGCCGAAGATGAATCAATAAGTGTAATGTTGTTGCGATTGACTTTTTGGAAGCTAGGCAGTTGGGCGTAAGTTGCGCCAGGGACAGCGGTTTCGAAACGGGAATCGCGACCAAATCTTGCGCTGTGGCGCGCCAAGAGAATACGTAATCCATAATCTTTTCCAAGTTGATCGTAAGCACGAATGCCGGGAACGCCGGAACCTGTGGCTTGAGAAATCGAACTAGAAGCCTGGAATGGCTTGAGAACGCTAAGATTCCTATATGTATGCACGTTATATGGTGAATATTCTGCGCCGCGAATATCTAGGAACCCGCGAGCCATTGTATCAGGGCCACCAGGGGCACCGAAGCGTCCCACGATTACAGATTTGTTACCAGATCCGGTAAACTGTACCGGAGCATATGTAAGCCCAAAATCAAAGTGTGAATCATCATCCCGGTATATAGTCGGAAAAAAGCTCATGATATTTGAAGAACCGGAAACTGTTCCGTTGGTTATGTTTAGAGCCACTGTCGGTAATGTTGGTTGCTGTTCAACAAATCTTCTAGGATTGGAAAATGATCCTACAGAACTCACAATTTCGTAATTGTGACCAAAATTCCCCAGGGGCGCATTATATGATTGTGAAATGTTTCTGATATTAACCGGTCTTTTAGCAATGTAATCACGATAATAAACTGCTTTATGAGAAGCAGTCATTGGATATGGCCTTTCACCTATGTTATTGGCCTCGGGCCATGGATAATCGGCGCCGACCATGCCGATAGCGCCGGATGTACCAACACATTTACCAAGCAAAAGTTTCCAAGCTTCCGCCCGTGTCAGATATGTATCTAATGATGACCCCGTATTTAATGGAACATGTCGCGATTGATGACCACCGACGTGATACGATGTAAATGTCCCCTGCATGGGAATTTCCATATCATCACCATACGCATCGTTGTGCAAGTTAACAACTTCTAAATTAGCCAATACCTTATCTGATACTGCTTTGTTATATCCACTAACCACCGAAGAACTCATAATATTAAACGGAAATGAAAAAGTCGACTTGGTGTTTGCATAGCCGTAACCCTCTTCCCAATCGCGACCATGTTGCACAGTGGAAAATATTCTCTTGAGCTTTCTATTTGGGATTGCCTTGGAAACATTGGCTACAATCTCGTCCAATGGCACCAAGTCGTCTGTCTCTGCATACAAAACATTCAAAGGAACAAAAACAGAGCCATCTCGATTAACCGGTCCTGCAGGATATAACGCGTTATAAGTGAAATGTATATTTTTGTTTCCTCCAAAATTTACGCCGCCATGGACCGTGCTAGGACTACTAGCGCGCTGTCTACCAATTTTACCCGAGATTTTTACAAAACTACTTCTTCTTGTGGCTGATCGTGCCTTATATTCGCTTCCCGATGCATCACTAAGGGTCGGTAAAGTCCCGGGATAAGTCGGCTCTGAACAAACGATAGTTCGAATGTTGTTTCTCTGACTGTCAATTGTTGAATCATTAGAAGTAATTTCCGGGGAAGCTCTATCTGCTTCACATTTCCAGAAATATGCAGCCATATTTGTTTTGCGCGGGGATGATGGGTCTGTAGATTCCCAAGCGCCAAAGTCCGATGCCGTGGACGCTTCCGGATCTATATTTCTATCCTTTATGGTGGGAAATTTAGTTCGATATTTATTGCGCTCTAAAACATGGCTCTCAATTGTATTATAAACATCTGCGTTAAAATCGACCGAGGCCGGTAGCAGCTGCCCTACCACGGCTGCAATCGCGTCATCAAACCACTTATAATATTCGATAAACTTTTCTACGTCTGTAACGCCGTCGCTATTGCTCCCAGAGCCTGCGGTTACTCTTCTAAAAAAGATTTCCCTTAACTTTTCAAGTCTCTTATATTTCCCGCGATATCTATTAATTGGCTCTCCGATTAAATTATGAAAATCAATGGCGCCGGCGAAGAAATCTAGCATTTCTTCTGAAATGGCGTTATACATGCTCTTTTCTAAAACATAACGATAATCTGGCGGTGTTTCATAAATACCAAAATATTTGTCATCATCTGACATAATTTTAATCATGTCAGATGAAACTGCATACTCGGGGTTAATAAACTGAAACGCATTAATCGATTGGCTTACTATAGCATTTTGTGCCGATGCCGAGAAAAATGATCCAGAACCAACATGTTGATATCCAGCAACACCGCCAACCCAGCCGTAACTTTGTGTGAGAAGCGCGGAGCCTGAACTAAAATCAGTTACATAAAAGCAACCGTTTGCATCCGAACTAGTAACATCGCTAAATCTCCAATCCAACGCCAGCATGTTTGAATTGAGAACACTACCGCTTCCGCTAAGATTCATATCAAGAGGAGAAACATTACGCCAAGATCCAGAAATTCCAGCGTTATCTAAATCATAAGCATGCTGCGTTAAAGTCAAGTCATCTGCATATTTTGCCCAATATTTGGCACCAACAAACAATGTGTCACACGAACTAGAAACAGAACCAGTAATATTCTCTCGTCTGGCGCCCACATATAATCTTTTTGCAGACTTTAATAGATTGTGACCGGCGGCTTTTGAAACAGAAGCAGTTAAAGTAAAACTATTTTGAATAGTGCCAAAATCAGAGTTTAACCCTTTAAACACTAAATCATATCTATATCCGCTATTGACGGAGCCAGTAACCATATCAGTAACACCAAAACTGCTTGGCTTTAATCTTACTGAAATATTCCAACGAGTATTGTCATATACATCGTAGAAGTAGCTACTGGTTAATCCCGCAAAGGGATCGGATAAATCTTCGGCCGGAGATAAAGCATAAGCCGTTGAATCGGTCGCGGTACCGTCCGACGCCAAGGAGGAAGTTAGTTTAAAAAATACATTTTTTGAATCTATAGATTCCTTTACAGCATACACTTGGAAACTAACAGCATCATTTGGGAACCATGTTGTATCATTAAGCGGCCGGGTGCCCCCATCATCTATTGAGGCAGAATGCATCCCAAACAACGAAACTTCTGTGTATTGTTTATTAAAAGTAACGTCGGCCGGACTAGTTGGGAACATAACATCTGCTTCGGCTGTAAACCCATAAGGGAACTCATAACCACGAACAATGTCGCCCCCCGTTTCGCCGGCGTCAGTCAACAATCCGGCGCCTTGACTTCCGGAAATATAGCCGCGAGTGTTAGCCGCATTGCTATCAGGTCCAACACCCCTTTTTGCATTGTAAAGCGCGATGGCATCCTGTTCAGTTAAAATTGAATCCCAAACGGCTATATCTGCGAGGTTTCCTTTCCAGCTTCTATTTTCATTGCCATTGTTTCCTATATAGCAAGCATGGCCGGTGAAATTGGCATAAGTGCCCTCGGGCTGTGTAGTTACGCTAGTTGCAACACGCGCTCCATCCAGATAAAAAATAGGATCATTTGCTTCGGCGCCTGCATCATATGTGACAACGATATGATGCCAAGTGTTTTGAGTAATGCCGCCGACCGGGGCATACCAAACTCCACTAGTAGTATCCCAAGCACCCACGGAGAATATAAGTGTGTCAGCTGAATTCGTATAAAGATAGACGTCTGACGTACTAAAGTCAATTATACGGCCGAGGTTATTACCACCATCGCCAGTTTTATAAACCCAAGTGGAAATTGACATTTTAGAAGTACCATCTGGGCCAATAATGTCATCCCAGGTTGCGGCAGTCCCGATATTTACGGCGGTTGCGGCGCCATTAAAAGTGCAACTCGCGGTTTGAATGTAGGTAGCGGGATACAATGCTTCCGAAAATGCTGGCCTGTCGCCGGCGGCGTCAAACGTGCCATCGTTGCTATTAGTGCTGTCGTCGGTAACTTTGGGGAAGCCGGTGCCGCCAGATGATACATCAGCATCCAGACGCCACCAACCCACCAAATTCGATTTCGCAGTATATTCATATGTCGACCACCAACCGTTAGTTAAAAGATAATCAACAGATTGGCGCGCTTGATAAACAACAGCAGTGGTATTACTGGCAGTATTAAAGTTAAGTACTCTTTTGTTAATCAGCGTTTGTTTAAGATTATCCTTGAGTTCAAAGGTCTCGTTGCTGGCATAAACGTTTAGTCGAAGCAATCTATCATCAAGATAAAAGCACCGAAATATATTTCTAATTGATTTTTCTGTTCCTTTGCTCTTATAAATATTAGCTAAGTTGTTGTAAATATTTAGATAAATCAAATTCTTTGTTTCAGTAAGATCCCCTTCAAATTTCATTGAAGGAGTGCGATTCATAAATCTTTCTAAAACAGTTGAGTCAATAAATAACTCTGGCATATACAGACCAAGTGATTGAGGCAAATGCTGTGCAAATGGCAACGGGGTCTGGGACGCACTAGTATAATTCAATTGTTTAAACGTCGGGAGCGCCTTTATTTGTAATCTCAGCTTATCAAAATAAGAACCCACAACGTGAGAAACCATTTCAATATTATTATCATAAACCGGCACGAAATCTTTGCCATCGGAAGCCTCTTGGGCATCCACAACCCAACTTGGAATTAAACTCTTAAACGCAGAATTATTATTATGATCGTGTTCTGCACCCTTCGATTCCAAATCCTTTTTAAGACTTGTAACATCAGTATGACCACTTCTTATAATCGGATCTTTAAACTCTGTAGCAGATGCTGTTGATTCCACAATCGCAGAGCCGGTCGCTCTTCCATAGGTTCCACGAACTGCCTGATCGTGAATCGTTGAATCATAACCAATCCAATTACCGTTGGAAATTCTACCACTATAGTCTAAAACATTGTTATCCAAGCTCGCGGTGCCTGTTATGCCTTCGTTAAATTTGTAATATACTCCTAGGGTCGTGTTATAAATATCTGTGTTTGTTCCGCCTCTTACTTGTGTAAACCAACTCCTTCCAATCTCATCAGAATTGCGTGACGCTTTCCAAAAACGGAATTCATCCAAAGAAGCGCTTAGTTTACCTTGGCCGGCGCGGGTAGTGGTGGCGCCTGGAGCTGGCGCAATAAGTGCCCCAATGCGGGCGCCCATGGCGCCTGAAGTGCTGGTTTTCGATGGTAATGTACCTATATTCGTCGTAGTGCTGGTGTCTGTATCATCAAGGGCGCCCGTTACATATAATTTCGTAATAAATCCACTACCAGAATTCTGCATAGTAATGGCATAATGTTTCCAAGCGCTATTTGTCAACGTGCCTTCTGTAACCTGGCCGCTTCCTAGCGCCTTTTCAATGGGCCCAGTCGAGCCGCTCTTAACTGTCAACAAGAACGGAGGATCAGTATCTCCTCGGATACTAAGTAAAATGCGTCCATAATTATGAACGTTTATATCTTCACCATTCCAAATGTCACAAATAACTTCTTTAGTTGTTTTGGCTGTGTCGAAGGCATCTTTTTTGAGCCAAAACTCAATTGTAACTCCTTTATCAAAATTGCATTCCAAGTTAGAAGCCCTGGAACCAGTTCCATAACTTGATTCTAAGCCCGCAGTTGTGTAAATATTTGTATCATACACATTGGAATATATTCTTTTTGAAGTGCTGTCATCTGGAAATATGGCTGCGGTTGTGCTACCCGAAACAGCAACTCCCGCGGAAGAAGAGGACTCACCGACAATACCTATGGTATGCGGGCCGCCGGTAAATTCAATGTATTCGTAGTCATATGCGCCATCGACGCTGGGTGTTCCATATCCTCCCGACAAGCTACCAAGCAATGTCCCCCAACCATTAGCGCTTAAAAGCACATATCCAGTTGTGCGAGGATAAAGATTGTCAAATACAAATTCCTCAATGTCCAATGATTTGTTATGAAACTCTGTAATTTCATACTCTGAACCATCATACGGATAATAATCAAGAATTCTATTTATCGCAGATTGGTAATATAACCTAGCTGAGCCATATTTGGCAAAGTTTGTAGGCTCTGTGTAATCTATCTGCGGAACAAATCTTTGCTGTTTTGTAGATATCGCACCAACATTTTGTGCCGATTCAACATTTTTATACAGGTCTCTTTCGTTTGTGTCAGAAAGATAATTGCGAGCTATTTCAGTAGATTCAAAAAGCTTTTTAATACTCATAGTCTTCTACTCTGAACTTAAACGTATCGGACTGTTCTACCCAAGAACTAAGTCCGTTATCGTAAAAAGAGAATTTGAATGCATAAGCATACCCAGGCTCTAATAAGTTCATATCAAAGTCAAAATAATTTCCAGAAACATCATAAGAAAGCACAGTATGTTTATCACTGCCAGTTCCATAAGGAATAGCAGTATAGGCGTCTATCACTCTATAAACACTATAGGATGCACTAACAATGGTAGTTGTGGGCGGAGAAGAAACAGCTACAGTGTAAATTGTTGGATCCCAATATTTATTCCTAACATATAGATTAAGGCGAGCAACTTCATCGGCGCGATACTTATCCCGAAGATTTGTAATATTCATATAATGAGTGGGGCGCGAAGCTCTTCCTTCTGCTCTGAGTATTATAGGCTTGATGGCTCCAGTAAAAAATTGTATAGCAGCATCGTTGGCGTTTGTAATCGTATCGCTGCCAGTAAACCACACATCGTATATCGTATCTAATCCACATTTTGAACCAGTATATGTAAAGGAGGCGCTATAAATTCCTGTTGATACAATTCCGCCTGTCGCGACTGTTAAATAAGCACTACGAACATGGCCTGGATCATCAGCAGATAATATTTGCACACTGCCGGTATCTTCCGACGTTGTTCCAGACGCAGCACAATCCGATGGCGCCAGATCGTCTCCATCGCCTCCACCTTGATCGCTATAAAAACCTCCAGTAGAGCCGGAATAAATACTTACATATACACGTTTGTCCGTGCCCAAGTTGGGTATATCAGCCAGTTGGCCGCGGACATAATTATAGAAGTAAATGGTATTTAAATTATTTGCAGCGGTGGCTAGCGAACTACTGTAGTAAAAGTTCCCGCGATCATCTTTTGTTGCAGAGTCCCATCGCGCCTCAATCACTGGGCGCTTGAAGAAATATTCTGTTCCTCTGGCAAAAAATCTCTTTGTGAAATATGATGTAGTTGAACCACTAGGGTTATAAATAACACTTTGTGTATCATCATCGTTATCTAATGCTAGCTGACCGGGCTTTCGACTGACCGTATCGTCTGCTGTTCCAGATATATATGCCTCATAACTGGCTGATAAATGGACTCCGAACCCATAATTTGAATAAGTGCTCGCTATCCACTGTTCTATAACAGGAGTTACATCAAGTTCGATATCTTCCAAGCCTGTCGTTAGTGTCTGTTTAAAAATATATATTTCGGTATCAACATCTGCATTGGGTCCCACGCCATTGGGCTCGGCGCCTGTAATATAAGAACCTCCCGCCAACAAAGTATCGTTGGCATCTGTCCAATAAGTCGTGTTCGAAGCGCTCATCCAGTTAGACCCTTCATTCCCAACAGTTAAATCTTTATATCCCTCTAGATCTAAACCGACTCCCTCTTGCCACGACTGCGAAACCGTAAAAACTGACAAGGTGTAATCCCTTGGTACCGTTTTGGAGTGTTCAGCATTGTGCATTCGTAAATAAAAACTAACATTTCCACTAGCAGGAATATCGCCATTCGTCCTATCGGTAGAAATATCTGTGACAGGAAACTTAATAAGAATTCTGGAAAGCTCCTGTGAACTTGTTGTTACACGGCCGTAGATTGAAAACGTTTCCAATATATCTGCTTCGCCCATGTTCGCGCCTGTTCCGCGCGTTCTCAAATTGGGCTCATAAGCATTGACAACAGTATTATCAGCTGAAGCCGTATATCTTTTAATGGCCATTATACAACTTTTCCTATAATATCGGTGACTGGATATTTGATTTCTACAATAGCGTTTGCTGGTACTATTAAATAAGTCCCATCCGGAGACATATTTGCATCGATATCTATATTCGCATTTGAATAATTTCCTCCGGTCTTCGCCCTCAAAGTTACAGTTAAAACGTCTAAAATACCAGTGACATTTTTTAATTCAGCATAAATATCACTCACATAAAGCGGCTCTCCTATAAAAAGAGGAGTGCTATATTTTGTTATTAAGGCGTCGACAGCACTTTCAATAAGGGTAAACTTATCCGTGCCTGTTGCTGCTTTCATGGTAAATTCTACGCCTATATTAAGAATGTAAGGGTCAAGAATATCGACAGTATCATTCATCATCCTATAGTGATTTAGCCATGTTTTTATATTGTTTTTAATAGTGCTGTTTGTTGTTGTTAGTTTTCCTACTGAGTCTTCAGAAACAACATATAAATTTAAATTTCTTTTTTGCGCCTTTGGATCTTTCTGCACAGAACATCTTTTTACCGACCCGTATTTTTCAGGCATTCTATATACAATATTTTCGTAATCAGATTGTGTCACAGCCCTGTTTTGTGTGGGGAATGTATCAAATATTCTTCTTTTAACTTCGTCTGAAGTTGGCGAAGAAACATCTCCTATAATTTGTTCTTCATTGGACACCTCTAAAGAATTGGTAACGTCTTGCATTTTTGAAGAAACCAAACTCGCCGCATTAGTAAAATTCATCTCTGCAATTCCAACGGCATTCACACCCCCTGCTCCTACATTTGAATTCGCTGCGTTTGTAATTCTATATGTAACTGTTAAAGTCGTGTTTGACGGCACAGTACCAAAACTTTCATTTTTTGATAATCTTGTGGGGTCAAACGTTGTATCTGTTACGTAATTTTTCGCAAAAGTATCTATTGCCACTGTTTGAGGATCTGCTACTACATCTGATTCATTTTCCTTTCCGCTGCCAAATTGTAAATAAGTATTTATTACATCCCTCTCAACAACAAATTTTCTAGATATCAAATAGGGTTTTAAGATAGAGGGGACATTATCGCTTTTATAATTGGTATTGGCAATCTCTTTAAATACCATGTCTTGCGCAAGAAAGTCTACTTCAAAATACTCATTTCCTTCAGTATCAGTAACCGAAATTATTTCTGCTATATTATTTGAGTCCAATCTTACCTTTAAAAATCGCTCATAAGCATTAATTCTTATTTGTTCCTCAGAAAGATAGCCTGACACCACAGTTCCCGTTGCTTTAATCGCATAATACGTAGGTGCGCCAGTATCTGTATCAACGGTGGCTACAACCACAACATTCTCAACATCTGAAAATTCAACATTCTCTGTCAAAACAAAATTTAATCCAGTTTGAGATGTAAATTGCGTCCCTGCTTTGACAACTGGAATATATTCTGTATCGGGACCCAGGCCAGTAGTAGAGGCTGGCACTAATACAAACATACTTACAGTGCCATATGTTGAGGCCGGGCCGCGATATTTATATCCAAGGATCCGACCATGGCGCACAATATTGTTATACTGATATGCTGTATCCAAAAACGTCTCATTAACATTATAATCCAAATAAAACGAAAGCTGATCGCCCACATATGCTACCGCGTCTATCATCAGTGCGCCGAAAGATGCCTCGCTCCAGTCTTTAAATGTATCGGGATACAGTCTTTCCGCTATCTCCATTAAATCTTGACGAATACTGCTATATTCACGGTGAGTATAATCGATTGGTACTATTTTTGTTTGTTCATCTGCCATTGAATTCCCTCGTTTTTAAGTAGTTATTTCCAACAAATCTGCTATTCCTATGCTGTCAATAGAGTATTCTATCGCAATACCCAAATAATTATTATCTGGATCTGTATTGCCAAATGTAATACTACGAATCTGAATTGCCGGCATATAAATGCTTACTTGTTCTCTAATCTTAGATTCTATTTGGGCCATGGTATCGTGTCCAAAATTTTCAAAAAGATATCGAGAAAGTCCAACTCCAAACTTTGGCTTCATCACTCGCTCGCCCGGAAGTGTTAATATAAGCATTTTCAAATTTTGCTTAGCAAGGTTCCTAATATCCTTAAGCATTACAAAGCCATCTGCTGTATCTAATGATAATGGAAGAGCAACACCAAAAGAAGCCATAATTTTTTACCTCATTATAAATATCATCTAATCTTTTTCTTCGCACAATTCTCCGCTTGCATTAAAGGGATTTGTTCGAAGCATTCTCCTTTTCCAGAATGGAAGAAGGTTTTGACCAGTTGGTTTCTTAAATCTTTCTTTAAATTCATTAGTTACTACAGTGCCTGGACTATCAGCTGAATCGTCTGTTTGGGCTGCATCAAATTCTCTAGAATTATAATAACCCTTGAACATCTTTTTAATCCTACTCTTGGAGTTTCTCAATAAGGTTTGATCCCAGTTGTCCCATTCCTTAACAAAAAGACCCCCTCCAACGCCCGGATCTCTATCAAGCTTGCTTGACCATCCACCTCCATTGGGACGAGAAAGATCATAGTCAGTCGCGTTTCCATCAGCATCGGTGACTGTCACGGATTCTTCATCGGTTGGAGTATTCGGGCCGGCATAATCAGGCGGATAAATAGCTATATTTCCGCCTGAATCAAAAGTCAAGGCAACTCCTGGCTTGGTATAAATAGTATTTTTGCTACGGTCGGCAATCGAAGGCAATTCATCTGCCTCTCCCCAATAATACTTCCCAATAGTTTGATTATCTTTAACCACCTTCTCGCCAATTGATGGCAGAAACGCTAAACCATTATATATGGCAAGCGTGGCTGTAATTTTCCTCAATGGGAAAATATATTCTGCAACTAATCTAAATTTATCATCTGCTTTAAGCATATTAATCAAACACAATAGTAATTTACTGTCGCCCGCTAGCGGATCTACTTTTGAGAGCTGAACATCTAAAGCATCTATTTCCACCTCAACAAGTGTAGCTGTAGTGCCACTAATTATGGCGGAAAATCTTAAGCCATGCCTAACGCCCAATTCTCCTTCAAGGCCAACAATTCTGCCGCTCGGAGCGGTTACCGTCTCTAGGGTTCCGGGGTAAACATCAGAAATATTTTTAGCAAGATCATCATTATCCTGAATCATACTCACTGCCGTACTTGGCGCGTACGCGGTGCCATTAATACTAATATATTTTTCAATAACAAATGGTTTGCTAGTAGACGACTCCGTACTGACTCCTAATTCATCTATGTCCCCTATCGGAACTATAATTTGATTCGCGAAAGGAGTCAATATTTCATCTTCTACTCCCTCAACTTCAAATTCTCCCACTGCGTAAGTCGGATTTCCCTCCTCGTCCGTCTTAACAAAATAATATCCAACATATTCTGTGCCATCTGGCAAAGCAAACGAACCTCCGCTTGTATAATGTTCGTCGCCTTCTGTTGGTAAGTCCGCATATTCTTCTTTGATCTCCTGATCCAATGTCAAGCTCTCGCCACCTTGTGATAAACTCTGAAAAATAAAATAGTTCAAATCAAATATATCCGGAGACATTCCTACATTTTTGAAATTTTCTATAAATTTCTCTCCCATATAATTTAACTGCTCAACCACCATTTCTTTAAGGATTACTTTCGCATATTCTTCCGAGGCCTGAATGGCTTCAAGATTCTTGTCTTGTCTAAAGTGTTTCAATGATTCAAACGCGCCGGCTTCACCGGTACCACGAGCTTTTTTTAAAGTATTCTTATTTGGATATGGATAATTTTCTTGCACATCATTAAGGTGAGATAAAGCCTCTACAGCTGCTGTAGGTGGATCACTAATCTCTCCATTATCCACGCGACGAGAATAAAGCTGAACCGACTGTTCTAAAAATGCATACCAAAATTTGGTATCTTTAAAAGGATTAAACGCTTCCCAAAATGCCTTTTGAGCATCCTTAAGAGAAGCTTCCATTTCCTCAACGATATAAGCCGCGTAAAGACTACTGAAAGTATCTGGAAACTTAGGATATATTTTGGTGAATGTGGCCAACGATTTAATGAAAAAAGTACTTGCATAAATTCTAAGAGTCGCTGTAATGACACTTTCTAAACCAGCAACAGATGGTCTTTCCAAAATTCTCCCATAGGGAACTTCAATTATACAATTTGGATCCGATTTCAAACGCTGATCTTCTGGAATAGTCGGATATGAATTTTCTATTTTTTGTTGGATATCCTCAAAATCAATTATATCTGTTCTATATGGCTTGCACGGACTTATTTCTGGAAACATCGCCTCAACGAAGCCCATCCAGCCTTTGTTTTCAAGCGGCTTGACATAAAGTGGAGGATTCATATATGATCCCCCAAAAGTGTTAGGATCAAGATACATTACTCTATTTTCGTCAGATCCAGACATGTATTGCATCAAGCTTATGCCCATAATTTGATCATCATTTTTAATGGTTCGGGTGCCTCCTTCTCCATCATCTACTAACGCCTCATAATAATTTGTTCCGCCATCTGATTCTGTTTGGCCTTCGTCTACTACATATTGAACATCGTCAAAAGACAAATCATCATAAACAGCGCCATACAGAAAAGCATCTTCATTATTAGCAATTACAGAAATAAGTTGTTCTGTCACGTCAGACATTATTGAGTCATAACCACTTTTGATATCCCTTTTTTCTATGGTGCCGGCGCCGATTAACTCGTCTAAAAGAACAATTTGTGGAAGGTAAGATTGCTGACGACTAAAAGTAGAAACAAATTTGGGATATGGCGCCAAATCTATTTCGTCTAAAATATTATCAGTGGCTAAAAATTCAAACTTTCTCTCATAAGAATCGGTTATTTTTTTATTGTCAGGCTTAAGAATCATTTTTGATATTTTATATTGCAACGGTTTATAATATTTTAACAAATCTGGTATAGACGCTGCCAATGTCGTATCTGTTCGGGCGGCAGTATTATAACGGTCCCAAATTTTAATTCTTGCATTATCTCCGACACGATTATGAATACCCTCGGTCGAACCAGATACCAAATCCGATAAATAAAATTCTAAGTCGAACCCATATGAAAACATAGAATCGATTTCATCGTCATCCCACAATCCCTTGCAATTATCTTGAAAGCTCAAAGTTAAATCTGGATCTTTCTTTCGAGCTTTCTCTAAGAAATATATCTCCTTATCCTCAAACTTTATGCGCGTATCAACATTATACCCTAAATCTGGCAACTTTAGTAAATTAATTCCACTACCAAAAGTCTTAATGGAGGCAGAAGCAAAAGATATTGGATCTGATTTAATATCTTTTTGAATTTCATTGTTAGAAGCAAAACTAGCAGTCAGGTTCGTCTGCATATATTCTTCCAGCCAATCAGCCACTTTGTATGGAAATGCCCCCCTTTGTTGGGAGGTTCGTGACACGCGGGGTGTAATTATATCAGCGACGAGGCCGGCGGCACTAATATCAAACCAGCCACCGGCGGTGCCCACCGTGGAATCGTCGTCCAGGGTAACATCTGCATCGACGCTAGTATCAGTATAATAATCAACATAATCATTTTGATTATAGGCCTTTCTCATATGCGCCGTGAGAGGGTTCCCCATTGTGTCTGAAAGAATCATATTAATAAGTCCCCATCTACCACTACTCGGGCCGTTGCCAAGCATATCATATGCAAAATCAATTTTCAACTGCTCCAACGAGCCGCCCAAAGCAGACACAGTAGTGGCTTTCGCCTCCTCGCTTTCATACGGCAAAAGACCATTATCGCACCCGGGATCAGAAATCAAAGGAGGTAAATTATCAGCAAGATATCGAGTAGGGCCACCCTGCAGCACACCAGCCAAATCTTTTAAATCTTCCAAGGGCCCAGAACGATCTCCTAGTTTTTCAATCTGTTGGGGGGTCGCTCGGCCATCTAAGATATCAGATCTCAACTGATTAAAAGTTTCTATCTGCTGTGGAGTTGCGCATAAAGAAGGATTAGCTGGTAGGCCATCATTCTCTGGTAAGCCCTCGGCAAAATTCCTTAATTGCTCTCTAAAGTCTGATGGCATTAAATTGCCCATGTCTCCAAAAAAACTGCAAATATTCTTTTTGTTGCTCAGGCCTGCTCTAAAATCAGGATATTCGTATACTATTAACGAATCCACAACTGTTAAAAATTCGCTCGAACATTCCCCTAAAAACGCGCGGGCTAATTCCGCTCTTGTCACCGCAGAAGATATATCACCTGCAAAATCAATTACTTGTTCTGTGTTCGCAAACGCTGTAGCACCAAGGCCCAAATTGGCAAACATGTCCACAATTGTATTATCGATTTGTTCTGCATCAGCGTCAGGACAAAGAGAATCTTTAATCAAATCTGCCATATTGTTTCCGGACATAGCAGCTCCTATAATACTCGGCGCTGCGCATGCTGCACTTCCCAAAGTCCCACAAATTTTAATCATCAACTTCATCAATAAAGTTACAACAAGTTTTTGAATCGCAAATTGGATGGCAACAAACAGCGCACCACTAATATCTTTTGTACCCGGAAACCATCCGGATTCATTTGCAAGCGCTGGCCACGTAATGTCATTACTATTCCGACAAAACGGCAATTGTATATCTTTGATAAAGTCAAAAGCGCTAGGATCTAAGATGGGGGACTTTGGGCAATCAAAAATTGCGATAAGTGTTGCAATCAGTTGGGCGCCAGGAAATTTGTTTAATTCTGCTAAAAGCTCAAAATAATTTTCGGAATATACTTCTAATAACGCCAAGATATACGCTTCAAAAACATTGTTGGGGTTTAGTTGTTTCTTGGCGGCGGAGCTGGGATCAAGTTGTTTGGCGAGTGTTCTTCTGGTGTCGTCAGACGCTTCTTTAATCGGGGAAGCTGGAACTGACGTTTCTCCCGTTGGGCCCGGCTGCATTTGCTCCTCTTCTTGATATTTTACTAATTTTTTGTCTTTGCAAGGTTTGGTAAAATCTAGTTTTCCCTCTAATGAAAAAGGAGGGGCATCAGCAATTTCCTGTTGACCAGCAGAGGTTCCTCCAGCAAAAAATTCACCATTCTCAAACTTCTTTTTAACCAACGCGTCCAATTCTGCTTGTTTATCAGGAGGTAACCCAATAAACAAATTTCCAAAGTTTTCAAGACTCATGGTGCGGAGTGCGCTTTCTGTGACGGTGCTTAACATTTCTTCAAGAGTAAGGCCAGCAAACAAACATTTAACAGAATCAATCATCAAGCTATAAAGGCCGCAAAGTTTAATCTTATTGAAACCCTCTTCCCAAAGCTCCTCCAAATCAAACCCAACACTATCATTAATGACTTTTTCGCAAAATTCATCAAAAGTCGCGTCATCCATTCCTATGGTTTGACCAGCTTGTTCAGCGGCCATATCAGAAAGTGTTTTAAGAACTTGTTTTCTAGAACCATCTTTATTTTTAGCTGCTGGGACCTCCACACCCTCCACGTCCGTGTATATTATCGAAGTAGTAGTAGGGCCCTCTTGGGACCCTTGAGAGGCGCCTTCGGGAGATGATTTCTTTTTAGGCGACCAAAACAGACCAACATCTACTTCGTCTTGAATAACTTCTTCAGATTTCTCTCGACATATATTCTCATGAAATCGATAAGCAATTGCGTCCCCAATACTGAAAATTGGATCTAAAATATCTTCGCCAAACTGTTTTGCTTCGTTTTGAAGCGCGTCTGCAATACAGCTGGCGCCTGTATTATCCGGATCGGTATTCGCATATCCTTGGTTTACAGAAGAATAAATTGTAGGATATGTATATTTTTTAACAAATTCCAACCATGGAACTGGCTCGCGGGCTTGCAGTTGAACCGTCATCTCATTTAATTGCACTAAATACGCCATGGCGGTAGGATCTTTCCAAGCCGACTTCTTTTTTAGGCGTTTTAACTTATCAATAAATATAATTGGGTTTTCTTCTCCACATCCCTGTGTATATAACGTTAGCTTTTTTAACTCATATTCTTTAGTGAACGTGAATGTAACTGTCTCAACTTTATCTCTATAGAGATTTATAAAACCAGCACGGCAGCTGCCGTGCACATCAACACCACGAATATTATATCCCTTTGTATTTAAAAAATTGTCTAATTGCGGCAAAATTTTTGCCATCGTTGAGCCACCTAAAATTCCTCGGTCCCCATAATCGAACAAGGGAAATACCTTCCCGGCAGCATCTCCATCTTGGAAAAATAAATTCCCTTTATCAATAGAACGATAAACTCTTAAATACCTTCCGTACAGAAAGAGGCCCTTTCTAACAACAATAAGTTTCGCTTTAAGATCCTGAATCTCATAAGTTACTTCAACTTCTGCTCCTTCTTCTTCCGCATCATCGGTGTCTTCTTCATCAGCAGCATCATCAAGAGAACATAAGTCATGATATGGAATAGAGTAAAGTAATCTCAATCTTGATTTTGGTCTAGCAGCTAAATCGTAATCCGTATTTTGAAGAGCTACTGACATAGACCTTAGTGCTGCGGCGCCAGTATCTTTATTATTCTCTTCTAGAAGAGCCGTTATTGCTTGTTCTGCATATTCTTCATACCGCGCGGCCATTCCTTCGGCCTCTTCAGTATCAGTTAAATCTTCTTTTTCTAAAAGTGACTCATCAATTGTGGTGGTATATTTCGTCTCGATAGCAACTTGATATAAACAATTTTTATAATTTAGGAAAGACTCTTCACTATCAAGACTGCGCCAATTAGGAGTAATTGCAGCGCCATTTTTAATACATTTGCAATCTTCACATAACGGTTCTTCTACTGCAACAAATTCATCACATACATCGGGAAGACCGTCTCCAGATGGATCTTGGTGTCTTAAAAATTTTGATTCAGCCATCTTAATAATCCGTTATATTTAAGTTGTTCTAACACTTCTGCTGCAAATATATTTATAACCAGCAGGATTGAGATAATTTAATTTCCACATAGTAACATTAGCGCGAGTATGCCATAATGAATTGAGAACACCCGTAAAGATCGATGGTTGCATGGCGGCCATGGCAGCTGGCTGCCAAGGAAAGGGACTTACTCCAAAAGCCACGTTCATACCTGATTGAAGCAACGCAAAATTAAACACCGCACTCCATAATTCACCAACAATGTCACTCAATTCTTCTAATCCGTCTCTTACATTTTTCCCTAGTGGAATCGGTTGCAGCAGATCCACCGTTCCGCCGGTCTTATAAGGAGTCCCCGGAATGGTTCTTTGCCCAATATTATTACCAGCAATTAACTCAATTGGAGGCGCCGGGCGCTTTATTTTGCCGCCGCGAGAATTCGGTTCGCCACCCCCAAAACCTTTAACGCCTTCGCCTTGTCCAGTAACAATTTTGATTCCCTCTCTTCCAATAATTCTGATGGCATCTGCTTTTAAAACCACTGCTGAGGATGCTCGTTGACTTAAGGATTTTCCCCCCGAAGCCAAACCAAAATTTGTATCAACGTTGGTTAATTGACTAATATAAATTCTAGCAGCATCTGCAAAAAAACTATTATCAACAAAAGTCCCTGGTTTGGGGTGTGCGCTAGACATCCTTCCAACAACTAAATCAATAGTTGCTGCATTTTGCGCACCTTTGGCGCCGTATCCAGATCTAACAGAAGTGGGCCTGTCGGACCCTAATACAATATAGCTGCCGCCTTGTTGCATATGAAGACCATTTCTGGCTGCTTTAAAATGAATCGTCTGCGGGGGGCCTATTGTATGATATAGGCCGCTGGGCGAAGGCACCATGTTTGGTGCGTTGCCTTCTTTAATCAATTCATCAATTGTTTTGCAATGGCCCGTTTTCTTAGCCCATTCGCTACATTCCGGATCATATATTTTAGTTTCTTTTGGCATTTATGTTTTCATAGCAGCGCGGCCAGCCTGGCAGCTCGGGCCTCGTCAAATGCATCGCGGGCCGCGGCTTGCGCAGCTGCGTGCTCGTCGCGGTCAGTGTACATGATTCCATTAACATGACCGCCGACAAACTCGGCGGTGGCTGAAGAACCTCCCAGCTTGGCTACAATAGCCACTCTCCCTCTTTCAAAGGAAACCTCATCAAAGGACTCCGTACCATCAATATTTATTTCAACATGTATGCAGTTATTAGCCTTTTCATATAGGCTCGGGTAATTCCCCTTGTGAAATGGCCGCGTCGATACCTTTATATTAGGATCTTCACTCGCAGCCTCAACCACGGCCCTTATTTCCATTAATTTTCCCAAATTTGGTGTTCCTCGTTTCCCATTCGGAAGTGGATCGGGCTGCAGCCGAGGAAATGAAATATCTAAAGCACCACCGCCACCGTGACCATGAGGGTCTGCGGAAACCCTACGACCCACGATCTTCCCGGGCCATGGCTTCTTGCGCACCTGACCGTGCGCATATGTAATTTCCTCATCTGTCTCGGGTCCCGGGGGCGTCGTAAAAGAATCACCAGGCTGGCCAGTCGCCCATGCGCCTTTATAGAAATTTCTAATAATCCTATTCTGTCTAGCTTGGTTTCTTAATCCAGACGTACAGATTGAACCCTCTGGCAGAAGGCGACTAATCCAATCCCAATATGTAGTAAGCAAATCTGGATTAGCTGCTGGACCGGCGCCGGCCAAGATCGCGCCATTCGACACCGGCGCTGCGTTTTCAGGTGGAGTATAATCTCCCGAAAATCCCGGCGCTGCATCGGCATTGCCCAGGGAGCTAGCTCCGCCGGCTGCGGCGGCCGCGGCTGCTTTTGCTGTAACAGGAAGATGAGAAGGCACAATCGTATCTGTGCTGCGCTCGTAAATTCCAACATAATGCCCATATTGCAAATCCCAGCCATGATCTCCTTTATTCAATCTTACATTTACAAGATCTCCCACTGCAGGAAGTTCCGTGGTGGTTGCCAATGAGTGAAATTGTGTGTGCTGCATAATCAAGTTATAAGATTGAGCAGCGTCGACTGCATAAGCTATAGGACACGGCTCCTCTAAAAAAGGCGCATGAATTTTTTCTATTCTTCCATAAAAAACAAACTTAGACAGGACGCCTGGTTGTGGACGCATTCCGCCAACAAACTCGGCAGTTTCCTCTCCAACGTTGCCGCCGCGAAGTAGAGTTTCAGGATTATTAAAAATAGCAGCATCGCCCGGCTTTAAAGGGAGCGGCGGAGATATGACTTTTGCAACATAATTATTATCTTCAAGAAAAGGAACGCCATATCCTAACGACTTACGAATAGCATTTGAATATAAATCTCGTGCGGACTCGGGATCAGAGAAGGCATACGGATCAAGAAAAAGCTTTTTAGCCACTTTTAGATTCCTCCTGTATTATATCAAACAGGCTGCTCTTGTCTTCTTCTGAAAGTCCAAAACCTTGTGTTTGTCTTTTCTGACTCAGGCCAATTATTTTAACTAGCTGCTCATTAGAGCGCTGCAGGGACTCTACATGCTTTGCCGCGACGGGACTTAAATGTTTATTTTGGTCCGGATCATTTGCTATTTGATTGGCAATTTCATTTAAAAATTCTCGTGCAATCTTTCGATCATTGCGAATATTACCAAGCGCTTCATCGATTAAGCCTTGTAGGTCCTTCTTGCTCACAACATTCCACCTTCCCAATTTTGTCTAAACGAAGAATATCTCTTCCTGAATTTTTTAAGAGAATTAACAATCTGCTTTGTATTCAAACCAGTGATCTCCCGCAGATATAAATAAATAGCCTTTTTATTAAAAATATCGATCTCTTCTTTAGACTCAAATAAAATGATGATGGCTTTATAAACTTTTGTATCGTTTTCCTTCATCTGGGATACGTCCCACGATTTTAACTCTGTATAAAACGATTTCCAAAATTCCTCTTCTACTCTTTGAGACACATAAGATTCATTAGTCGAAAGGTATTCTTCCTCGTAGCGCTTGGAGATATTTCCTAAGTCAATCTCGCGCTTGTTTCTCTTTTGCTGTCGCTTTACTTTGTGAATAAACCAGTTCTTTGTTATGACCGAAAAGTAAGAAAAGGCCGCGGAGCCTTTATTGGGATCATACTTGTCCAATATGGTCATCAACCATATCTTACATTCCTCACGCAACGAATCGATAT